GTGTATTTGTTCGTCTCTGGAAATATCAGCTGATACCGTTCGGAGACCAGCATCCCCATTAAACCTAAAAAAAGGCAGAAGTACAAAGAAGATAGCACGTTCAATAACTAAAGCTTTGGTGATCATGTGGTCAGGGTGCGCTTCCCACGCATCCCTTAAAAGAAAAGCCTCTTTCTCAGACTTCTCATCAACGCCTATAGCGTTCGTAATATAGCCAAGGGCAAGGTCATGTTTGACCTCATCCTTGACGTTAGATTCTAGGAGTTTCCGTGCATTAGCAGGTACATCCTTCTCAAGAGCTTCGGAGATAAAATCCCCCACTGGTAACTCCATGTGACGAATTGCCAGAGCACGGTAGATGGTCTCTTCAGCTCCTGATTTAAGTGTTCCTCCTGTTGTTTGGACAGGAGTCCAGGTTCTCTTTCTATTGAGTAACTTTTCATATGGATCTGTTTTCATTATTCTTGACAATCGCATGTGACTTCCTCTTCCTTTTTCTGGGAGAGTATATCCTGCAAGTAACTGTCTACATCCTCTTGATCTAATGCTGCATACGCATCTGTTTTATCTTGAGTGTCTCCCATTACCTGAAGGCTGTAATATAAGGAGGTTTGAGGCGAAGCCAACCACTCTTCTATAAATTCATCATTATAGGTCACTACATCGGACCAAGAGTTAAATGAATATCCATGAAGAAGTCCTGTGTTGTTGAGCATTATCATGATGTTATCTGCGACACGTTTATAAGCATCCCATCCAACTTCTGAGGCGATCTCAACGTCGCCATAATCATAATGTTCGACTCCAAATGTACCAGAGTCTCTGTCTACTGTTCGAGCTATAGGTGGTGCTATTTCAGGAGTAGCAGTGAATCCATCTATACTCTTGCTACGGTAACTGCAACTGGCAGTAGGTGCTATAGCAAAAGCTCTCACCATATCATTCTCCTGAGCTATACGGCCAGCTTGAATGATACCTGAGAATAAATCATATACAATAGTAGCTGCCTTACCTTTAGGTGTAGCACCATTATTGAATTGCTCTAAAGCTCGACCGAATTTATCATAGGAAACACCTTCTCTTGCTAGTAGGTTTGCTAACCCTAGCATACCTAATCCTACTTGTCTGTCGGTATGACTCGGCAAATATTCTCCAGTTGCTCCGACACCTGTCTCACCATGGAGGCGGCACAGCTCGGACATACCAGAACGGAATGCCCCTTCGATTTCCCCCAACCTGCAGGCAGAGAGATTGACATGCTGTAACAAGCATGTTCCACGTGAGGGCAAGTATACTTCGAGGCAAACGTTTCCACGAATTCGTTGATCTTTGTCATCATATTTTATTTTGTTAAGCCAAATGTCTCCACTTTTGATTCCTTCAATAATGGCATCTTTGGTGGCTCTGGTAGTTTCTTCCCAGAGTTTCTGATCAAGGTTGACGCATCGTTTAATCCAGGCAAGTTCAGACCTAGGAGTGTGCACGAACTCAATAATATCGGGGTGGTTAATATCAAGATGGGCAACAACAGCCCCATTTTTGTATACCCCACCTCTTCTAAGCGTTTCATTTAATGTTGAATAGATTTTTGCGAATGATACTGGGCCAGAAGCTGTAAGACCTTTGCCGTTTTCACTTCCTCTGGCTCGGAGCTTTGATAAATGTACTGCAACTCCTGCTCCATGTCGGAGTGCATGAGATACGAATCTCCAGCTTGCTTCGATGCCATTTTCCCCTTCCATAGAGTCTTCTACGACAAAAACAGTACAGCTTACTGGGAGTCTTGATTCTGGGTTATCCAACCATGATTGGACCCGACCAGTGCGGGAGATAAGTTCTGCTTTCATTATACTAAGTCAGTTAAATTTGGTGGTGTATAGTTTGGTCCTTTTAATACCTTACCATCTTCTCTATATATTGGCTTACCTTCTTTATCTAATTTTGACATGTTACTTAGATGTACTCTATTAAGAGCTTCATCTAATAACCATCCCATATTCTCAGCGTATTGGTAGCATACATAAACTAAATCAGCTAATTCTTTAAGTGATTCCTCTTGAAAGTTTTTACCATGTCTAAATAGAAAACCTTCAGCTTCTAAGAATTCTTTAAATTCCTCGACGATCAGATTCTTCTGATAAGTACGCTTGTCTTTCGTCGGAGACGATTTCAGGTTGTACCTGGTACGGAATTCCTTGGCTTGATCGGAAATAAAGGTCTTTTTCATGGGTGAGTTCGTTTTCTAAGTAGTGAATAGCTTTTTCTAAATCATGTATCTTGCTATCCTTGTACCCTGCTCTGCAGATATACTTGATAGCATTACCAAGATGGAAATTTAATCCTTGGTCTCTAATAAAATCCCAAACATCGAAAGATCCTCGTTGGTAGTAGCTTGGTCCTTTGGCCATTTTGAAAGTAAGTTTGTGATGGAATTACAAAGAGCAAAGTTCTGTCTTTGTAATGCTAATAATATTGTCGCCATATCTTTCTTCTGTGTCTCAGGTTTAGCTAGTACAATCTCTAGCTTTCTCATTTTAAAATCCTGATCAATCGTTAATTTTGTAATCGGCGGCGGGGGCCCAGAGTTTGGGTTTTTTGTTTTCGAAGTCATAATCATCTGCTGTTAATATTCTAGCTAATCTAGCATTTACAAGGGCAGTTTCTTCTGTTAGTTCTTTTTCAGTGAAAACCTTGAGAACTGTCTTCCATGAGTAACCGTGTTCTTCAAATAAACTGGTTGCACGTTTAACTCCGATTCCTGGGACTCCTGCATAACCATCTGTCTGATCGCCTGCCATGCTTTGGATAAGATGCCATTTAGCACCTTCAGTTTTTGTGACTGTGAATGTTTCATCGAAATTGTATAGAGTACCTGGTATTTGTTTTAAATCTTTATCTGGTGATACAATAATATTACCAGGATGTTTTGTAGCATATATACCCATTGAATCATCAGCTTCAAGAGTAGGTATAATGATAACTTTAAACTCAGTCTTGAGTTTATTAATTACTCTCTTATATCCACAGGGCTTCTTACGATTCCGATGACCTTTATATTCTGGTAAAATTTTTTTCCTAAAATTCTCACTGTCTGAGAAAAACAGGATAAAGTCTGCGAATGAGCCAAATTTTTTTTCAAGTTTGGCTAGCTCACGTCGGGTGGCAGCATAGGCATCACTGAATTTACTGGTGACAAGTATAGTATCATCTCCCCAATCTATTTCAGTTTCAGCTGCTGCACATGATTTGTAGACAATAAAGTCTGCATCGCATAATATTTTCATAAATTAATGTACATCTGCCCAGGTATCACCTGATTGAGCCTCAGCTGCTATTGGGCATCTTAGTTTGTAGTATTCTCCTGCTTGAGTTGCAGATAATTCAAGTAGGAATTTTAAATCATCTACGTCTTTCTCTTCGCATTCATATTGTAGTTCATCATGAACGAATGCAAGTTGTCTAGCAGTTTTTGGTAAATTTTCATAGGCTAATACCATCCATCTTTTGGCGAGGATCGCTGACGACCCCTGTATGAGGTAATTGACGGACTTATGCCTCGAGTCACACAGGATACGACGGTTGTCGAGTCCATGAACATAACCCCTGTCACTAGCCTTTCGTACCGCCTCCAGAAAATTCTTAAGGCCAGGTATGGCTGCAACATAAGCTTTCCGTATCTCTTTACCCTTCTTACGAGCTTCTTCTTCTGGTAATTGTTTGTCATAGGAGTGACCTAACTTAATATCTCCCCCACCATACAAAAAGCAGTAGGTGACAGTCTTGACTTGAGATCTAGTGATACCAATTTTATCAGCGTTTTCTTGGTGTATGTCACCATGCAATAACACTTTGGCATACCGTCCTTTATCCCATCTTGCAAGATAATGGGCAAGCACCCGTAACTCAATACCGCTAAGATCAGCACCGACCATTCGTAGGTTCGGACTAGCAGTAAATAAACGTCTAAATCTTTCATCACTAGGCACCTGGGCCAAATTTGGAGATCGATGAGCTGCTCTAAAAGTTTGAGTAGCTACCGAACAATGGTGATGTATCCTACTAGACTTCGTAACAAGCTTCTGCCATGCGTTCACGCCTTCTGATATCATCCCTAACTTTTTCGTAAGATCCAGTAGTGTCAGAAAACTCAGAGCTATATCCGTTCCAAGTTCCTTTAATACGGTCTCGTCTATCACGGGCTTCCCTGATGCAGTCATTGACGACGGTATCCATCCATGATGAGATGTCAGTATCCATGCTATATGATCTCGTGAGGTGGGGTTTAAATCTTTGAGTTTTGTGAATGGAGCACCAGCGTAAAAGCCTTTGGTCCTATTATTTCTCTTAGGAGTAAATACTGGTCCGCTAACGTAAGGGTACCTGTTTCGAAGTAACTTACTAGTTTCTTCATACTCTTTTCGGAGAGAAGATTCAAGTTCCCGTGCAGCTGGTTCATCAAAACGCCATCCATGTTGTTCCTGTTCAGTTAATATTTGTGCTACCTGATGTTCTAACGTGATCCATTCAGGTATTTTTCGAAATGCTTGCATAATTTGGTGGTGACTGCAACATCTTGTACACAATAATCTTGCATTTCTTGAGACCACTCAGACCAATCAGTTGTTTTACCAAAGTTTCCTTTGTATTCGTTTAGTCTGTAGCCATATGCCTCAAGAGAATGACGGCCATATAATTGTAATGGCATGTGATTCCAATTGTGTTTTTTATCTATATCGAGTAAATTCGGATGATATAAACGAGATAACAAAAGGGTATCAATAATAGTACCGCGAGGAGAAAACCAAGGGTAAATACTTTTAATAATAGGTATGTCAAAGCCGATAATATTGTGACCGACCAAAATATCAGCAACTTCGAGATACCCGAGCCCCGTCGTGATCGAGTTGTTAGCCATCGGAAGATCTTTCGGGGATTCCGAATATCTTTCATCGTTAAAGGTTTCAACTCTTTTGTCTTTTTCCCAGTAGATTGAGAGGCAATGTATTCTTGTGGCATCTTTAAGAAGACCGTTTGTTTCCAGATCGAACACTGCCATTCCCACCGTTCCAGTGGTAGGTTCGGTCAACGAACTTGGCTTTTTCAATTGCTTCTTCTGTAGGTGGTTTAGGTTTATTCAATATAGGTATAGCTTTATCACTTTTTCTTACACATCCATTCTCTTTAGTTTGTTTATACCATGGATGCTCATACCCACCATCAAAAATCCGTGGTTGGGTTGAAAATTGGTGATTCTGTAGTTTCATAATCAGTGAATCGTGAAGTTTCTAGATTAAATTTTATCTTTCCAGCGAAGCCAGTCTCACCACTATAACGGTTCTTAATAATTCTAAGAGTCGCAATGTCTCGTTCAGTTTCACTTTGTTGGTTTCGTTCGATGCCGATAACTTGATCTGATAATTGAGCAATTCCCGCAGATCCTCTGAGCTGACTAAGGGACACTTTGCCTCCCTCTTCGTGCGAAGTCCTATCATTTGATGCTTTCCTTAAATGTGATACCAGAAATAAAGCTATACCTGTACGTTCAACTAAGCTTCTTAATCTGGTCATTGTTTGATCGATAGTTCGTCGTTCATCTCCATCCAATCCACTCAGTAATATACTAAGGTGATCTAAGAATATAACACGACACTCCAATCCACTGGCAAGGTATTCGATCCTATTGTAAATAATGTCTGGGTCAAAAGAACCAAAGCCATCAAACAAGTAGAGATTCCAATTAGCAAGGGTATCACAAAAATACTTTTCGAGGTCTTTTTGGTCATGTTCTCCTATGTGTAGTGCTTTACCCACAGCTGTGGACATTAATCCAAGTGCGGTTCTTCTATTTGACTCTTCAAGTGCCAGGTACCCGACCCGTACTCCTTTGGAGAGTAGGTTAACTGCAAGTTGACGACAGAATGTGGACTTTCCTTGGCCAGATCCTGAAGTAATCGTTGTAAGTTCCTGGTATCTAATCCCGTGCAATCTATCTTGTAACCCTTTGAATGGATAGTCATGGTCAGCTGGTGGTATGGGTGTAGTAACTAATTTTTGAAGTGTATTGCCTTCAATAATACCATCAGGTCTATACGGTTTAGCATTCCATATTGCTTTACGTACTGCTTCAGCATCATTAGCCTGTAACGCCTCTGACGCATCCTTGTAGCCCTCTAATCTAGCTATCTTAACCTTACCAGGTGGTAAGATGTTAGCAGCCTCCTCAGTGGCTTTACGGCCTGCCTCATCACCATCAAAGAATAATACTATCTCTTCATAACCTTGTAATAATGGTATTTGTTTTTGGATATCTTTTTTAGCACTAGCTGCACCATGCGGTAATGATACATGAGGCCAACCTGTCATCGCTTCCCATCCAGAGGCAGCGTCTAGTTCACCCTCATAAATAATGATCCGTTTACCGCGATCAGGAAATAAGTGCTGACCAAAAAGAGTATCAGTAGTCTTCCCTTCATAGGTAAAAACTTTTTGTTTGTTTTTCTTCTTGACACCTTTTAGTATTCCATCACTTGTGAAGTAAGGAAACCTTAAGATATCTCCATCTCTATAGATTTTATAGAGTTGATTTGTTTTTTCAGATATATTACGTTTGTTCAGGCGTACTGCTGAACCTGTTAGGCATACATCTTTTGCCATTTTGTGACTGTGAATAACATCGTTATCTCCTGGTGTCCGATCATGACATACAAAACACCAGGTGTGGCCATCAGAGTAAACACTACGTGCATCTGATGAACCACAATTGGGACAAGGCTCATGCCTTATAAATTCGCTGGTCATGATAACCAATCTATAGGTATATCGTAGTATGCACACCATGGGATCTTTAAACGATCACACCATTTAGCATACGTTGTTTTAGATTTTTTTGAAATTTTATTAAAAGGTGCTTGAAAGACCATACGTAAGTCTAAGTCAGGATTATCTTTGACAATCTGCTTAATCTTACGTCGGTCTGATGCCTCCCAATATCCCTTACATTCTAGTACAACACCATTAGGTAAGATAAAATCGGGTGTATAATGGTGTTGAATGGTATATGGTATACGTTCAGTTTCGTAATCGTAATCTATATTCAGTTCTACTAGAAGGTCAGCAACCTTTTCTTCTAGCTGAGACCTAAACATTAGAAGTCATCTTCTAGATCAGAAGATGTATCAACTGTTACGTTAGGATCAGCTGTTTTAAATCCAGATGTTTTACCGAATAACTCAGCTACTTCATTTGAATCTAGATCGCCAGTGTCAACGCCAGCAGTTCCTTTTACAGAGACAACTTGTACGCCAACCAGCTTAAGACTACTACCGTAGGTAACCCCATCCCGTAGTATATAAGGCTTTTGATAGAAAGCCAGTTTAACAGTAGATCCTCCATATAACGGTGTTTTAGTATCAGTTACAGGTGAGCCCTCTGTGTCTACCACAGGTGGCTTAGCTTCATCATTCCAAGAGAATTTAATCTTATACTTACCTTCAGCAACTTCTTCCCAAGGCTCAGGTTTTAGTGTAGATCTCTTTGGATTCTTAAGCTTAGATTCAGCCCACTTAAGGACTTCAGTTCTTTCATCTTCAAGTTTGTTGATCATTGACTCATCAACAATAGCAGCCAAAGAGTAGCCAAACTTACTAGGTGATAGTATAGCTTGAAACCCCTCTAGGGTAACAGGAGTTTTAGTAACGTGGGTAGTGCGTGACATTTAAGCGTCCTCAGCTGGTGTTAATGCTTTGATCTCAGACTCTAACTTAGTCTGATACTCATTCAACTCGTCAATTCTTGCTTTCAAAGCTTTGAGTTGTCCTTGCTTTGCCTCCTTTTCAGCTGCTTGTAATCTCTCTTCAGAGACAACAACTATCATAGGTGGTTGAAAAAAGCTATCAAATAATGTGTGCATTTAACAGAAAAAATAAGTGGAATCAATAACGGCCTCTGGTTCCAGATCGCCTATTATCGGTGGTTTAGTCTCAGCTCCGATTTGATCGGCAAAGACTTCTAAATAATTTTGTTTAGCAAAGAGTTCCATATAGGTCTCTCTAACTAACGTGGATAGTATAGACATATCAGTAGCTCTACATAGAACTGAGTCATGTATTAAAGCTATAGGTGAATTAAATCTAGTTATACTTAAATGTAATAAGCTAGCATCTAAACTATGTATTAAATTAGGTGCAGTAGCAGCCTTATGTCTAGATTTATCTACTAAGGTTTCAGAATCTGTAGCTACGTGCATCTTACAACGTCCTAGAAGTTGAAGTTTTAAGACCTCTATCTTCTTTTGCATTATCTTTTGTGTAACTTCAAATCCAGATGGAGTAACCCATCTTAACTCTTGTATATCAGGATTAGATAAAGTCTTAGATACTTCATCTTCTATCCATTTCATAACTGACATAGGGCCAGGTACGACCTTGTGCATAGCATCTCTAACAGCTTTAACTGTTTGAGTTAACTCATCTTTATCTATCTCTAAACCTTTCTCTTCTAAAGCTTCTCTTATATAACTTCGATTACTAAACGGTTTAGCGTTATAAGGTATAGTCATTACTGTTCGCTTTGTACACTTACGATCCCAGCTTCCACGTAGTCTCTCAGGTATCCCCCCTCTAGACTCCATGGCTATAACTTTATAAGCATCCTGTGGTATAACATCAGGTACTACATTAACTAACTTAGCAGTTTTCTTGTCTCTAGCTAAACCAGCTAATATTTGTAGTCCACTACATGTAGCGTCTGTCGCAACAGGTAAGCCAGTAGTGTGACGGTTTTGTTTAATAATACAATGATAATACTCTTCACACGCTGCAAGGAATTGCCAAGGTTCATCAGCATTTTCCCATAACCCGATGTTATCAATAGGGTCGGTAGCTACAGCCGTGACTGTGAATTTATTATCTCTAGTCCATTGTAACCTTTCATCTATTGTAGCTTTATCTAACCCGTAGGTAGTAGCTACTTGAAAAGCTAACCAGTCACTAGCATCACCAACTACAGGTGATTCATTTGCAAAGCATATAAGTGACTTACCAAAGTCTGTACATTGCGGAGTAAGAAAGGCAGGTATAGGATATGCTCTTCCACGATAATCAAATGACCATGGTATGTAGAACTCTTTACCTTTAAACTTTCTAGCTGCCTCTAACGTCATCCTTGTACGGCATGACCTTCTAAATGAGCCAGCGTTGGTGTTCATTGCCTCTGCAGTAGCCCTGCAGTAAGCTTTACGTACTTCTTTATCCTCTCCTATGTTAGGAGGTTTAGGAGGGAGTGGTACCTCAACTATAGGTATAAACTTACCTATCGAGATACGTCTTTCAAAGAGCTCTTCAGCTACGTTTACAGTGAAAGGATTTAACCTGTATTTAACCTTCTGAATCTGATTCAAAAAGTCAATGGGTTTTTCTCCCTGTATACGCGGCCCAATGCTTTTACGGATCATTGGATTGATCTCAGTAAGCTCATTAAGTAAGTAGCCACCTCTGTTTTCATTTGACCAGTCCCTGGGAGGGATGAGCATAGGCCATTTAAGTGGAGCGAATAATTCACTCTCTTGCATAACCTTGTCCTTGAGGTCCATGAACTCAGCTGTAGGTGATACATAATTAATAGTACGCTTACCCTTTCTTTCAGTATAATAATAAAACCATTGACTTTCTACCATTATACATTCAAGTAACCATGTACCTAATCTAACTCTAATACTTCTACCCCATGATTTCCATTTCTTAATATCATATCTATTAATAACAGTTTGGATAGAAGATATCTTTTGTTTAGTACCTTTCGATTGATGCCAGTAATTATCCTTGAGTACCTTTAATAAACCTGGGTAATTATGTTCATAGTATCTCATCTGACATTCATCTTCTATTGCTATACCTATTGAATCACAAACATTTGTTAATTGATTACTACCTTCTTTAAAACTAAATACTTTATCAAAGGTTACCTTACATGCTATAGCAGCAGCAGCTAATGGTTCTAAATCTGTTAGGTACGTCCTTATCTCATTGAAAAATCTACCTGATCCTCCTTTACTAATTACTTTATTCGTATTCTTAATACGTTTAACAACTAGTGGTAACAACGCATCTATTGATGCAATACCATAAATAGTAGCTGATGCGTAGCTCTTGTCCTCTAGCTTTAGGGTGTTATCTTTAAGACGTTTGAGTCCTTGAGATATCTGTTCCCTTTCTAGTTCATACTGTTCATCATACTGTTCATTACTTACTTCCAATATCACTTAATTCATCCTCGACTTGTGAAGTTAATAATAACTTTATCTCATCATAATGTGGGTGATTTGGATCAAGTAAGTCTAATGCTTGTTGTTGATATGTATAAACATCATCATGTGACCTCATAACTTTCTCCTTTAGGGTATGCGTTTGTTATAGCTTCATTGTTACATACAACAATGTTGCGTTTATTTTTCATCAGCTTAGATACTTTGTTCTTAGCTGCATGGGTACGATTATATACGTACTCCTTGATACGTCCTGTTTCAGGATTCTCTTCTCTAATAATACAACATACTGAAGATGGTAATTCCCATCCGTTTATCTTCCAATCATAGAATACATCAAATGGTATTGGATGGAAGAATGATGAGTGCTGCTCAGAATACGCTGACCAATTATTAGGAAGGTATGGCTTCTTCTTTTTCATGTGTTTTTCTTACATCAATAAGGTTTACATTGTAGCGTTCAGCTACATCAACAGCTTTCCATGCTGCTTCTTCATCATCTTCTGCTAGTACATAAGCGTCCTTGTTGTTACTTAGTACTACATAATACCATGCTTTCATTGTATACTCCAGCGCGTGACTGTGAATTAATTGTTATACATTAGTAGCTATAATGTACGTGACCTTGAGTAATATTCATCTAGTAATTTACCATGTAAGTTAACAACATCCTTGTGTAATAACGTGCAATTGTTATCACGTACATGCATGTGATTAAACCTACTAAGTAGATGTACTAGTTCACTCTTTGTTAGATTCAATTGGTACCTCCTTGATGTAATAGTGAGAGACGTGAGTCCCTCATCTAACCCCGTAGGGCTAGAGGAGAGAGTCAAGATGCATATTCAAGTGCTACTTCTATACCCATCCTTGCTAACTCTCTTTGTTTATTAGTAAGAGAGTTGCCGATTTGTGCAGCAATTAAGGTACATTCATCAGCTAATGATTGAGATGGTGCAGTGATAGCAAGCATCAATGCTTCTGTATATGCTCTTTCAATTTTAGTGATAGTCATAGTCTATCCATAGCATTAGTTACAGCCTTCCTTGTATCAATCCCTATCTTATGTATGTCCTTGGCAAGGGCACATGTCTCAATGGTATGGATATCCCATCGTGCACGTACGTCCTTGATATAAGAACGGAAAGGAATTAATGCAGGCTTATCTAATTCATTTAATAAGCACTGATCTTGTAAGGCATTAGCTATAGCTACTAGCTTAGCCTTTGTCATCTTATCAGAGATAGATGATTCAAGTGCGTCATTGTAATTCATAAATAATAATGAAGAACAAGGGATATAAATCCCTTAACCTACCCACTTAATAAGAAGGGCAGGTGAAGAGAATTAATAAGCGTATGATGCAATGGTAGCCTCATCTTCTAGCTCTTGTGACTCTTTATTATCAACAATGTCCATGGCTACTAGCTCAATGTAGCACCATGTAACAGCATTCTTATAATGAGTAAGGCTAGCGTCAGCATCCCTGAACAAATCAGTTAATACATCATCGCCTAATGACTCACTGATGTGAGTAACTATTTCATCCTCATACTTATCGAAGAAAGCAACAGTGTCCTTGTAGTAAATGTGATCATGAGCCACACCTGATATACAACCATGCTCGGTTATTTCCTTGCATGTTTCATAATCATATGTGTCCTTGATAACATCAAAGGCACTTGATTCACCGATGTTTAATTGCATGATGTTGAAAAGTAATTGAACATTTACCCTAAAGGGTAACGGTCCATGCGAGGATCGAACTCGCATTAATAGCGTGACAAGCTATCGTCCTAACCATTAGACGAATGGACCAAGAAAGGGACATGAGTCCCTATTGTTTATACAAATGCAGGTAACTGAGGCTCAAACTTAGCTGGTACTTCCTGAGTACGGGAAGCCTTAACACAGTTGTTATTAACCCAGAAACCTAGTGATACATCAGGGTTGAACAATACATTTGCTATTGCTCTAGCTGATACATTCTCATACTCATACTCATAGCCAGTAACGAATGTTACTTGTGCTTTCCTTGCAAGAAGGTCAACCTTAAGTGTTTCGATAGCTGATGATGTACGAGCTGGAACAGTGATAAACATAATGAATGAAGTTAAGTGAACAATTCAGGGTTAAATCCCTGATGTCTGGCAAGGGAGTCGAACCCTTGCTACACCATCAGACTGCAGTTAAAGCACCAGACCATGGATAGTCTTGAGTGTCTCCACTTCTTAGTGGTAGTCTAAGGTACCATTGATAATTCTTTTGGAATAGACCAGACAATCCACCGTGTACGAATTGAATTAATACATTCAATCGTGACTTGGTAGTGTTAGTCTTCCAACCTGCATTAGCAATGAGTAACTCACCACTATCGTGGTAATAACTAGCGATGTGATGATCATGTAAGTAAACATCTGAGCGGTTAAGTCCTTGACTTACCTCAGTGTTTGCCTTCTTGAAATCACGTTGATCAATGATTGCTTGAATCATTTCTCTTTCAATCTTTCGCATGTTAGTAATGAACGATGTAATTAAATGGGAATGATATCCCAATGAAGAGCAGAGGTTTCGAACCTCAGCATCACGCTCAAAGGCTGTACTCTTCCCAGTATTCCTGAAGCTCGTCAGGATCTGTGATGTTCTCGGAATCTACGTAGTAGTGAGCACCGAGTCCAGATGAACTTGGCCATCCTTGTTCTTGTAAGGAACTAAGAGCAGCCATTACAGCTGGATCAGATGCGGCCTTGTCATTGACAAGAGCAGCACCGTCGAACATTGGAAACAATGTAGTTTGCATAATGAAATAAGTAAACAAAACCCAGTCGTGGACTTGAACCTCGATGCATTCCTAAATGCTGGGTCGTTCATTCATGTTTACCCTACAACTTCGTTGGCATCTCCTGTAGGCTTCGTTAGTCAGCTACTCAACGGAGTTGATCGTTGGGATCTATTCAGTTTTCAAGTTTCAATAACCCAGTATTGCATGGATTCTCGAGGTTTGATGTTCAGGGTGATACAATGTTAACACTCTGTAACAGTCTCTCTTTCTTTCTGATTGAAGGATCGAGATACCTCTCAACCTCTGACGAGGTATCGAGATACTCAATCTTCAAAGAAAGAATAGAGCTTAGCCTAGCCGATGATCGACACTTGAAACATGAAGAGAATCTTAAGATTGTTAATCTTAAGGTATCGCTACAGATCACACCATGAACCTGTGGAAAAAGCTGTGGAAAACCTCGCTCGCTGCGCTCGCTCGTGTGTGCACCGTGCCCGTATGTGTGTGCGTGAGCCAACTTACGCGCGCCTGTGTGTGCGAGCGAGCACGTAGTGCGAGCGGTTCTCCACAGGGTTGTGGAAAAACCAGGGGGGCCATGGGGGGTATGTGGCCTTGCTACCACGTGA